CGTTCAATCTCATGTTGGCAGAAGGGTGTCATGGAGTCGTAAAAACTTTACCCGACGCTATCGAGAAGATAGTGGAGTTTGGAGAGACAGGATCGTTTGGTAACGCAGAATGGGAAGGAGATATAGAATGATGTACAACTGGGTGGAGGTACTAGACGGTAAGCTCAACCGTACTAGATTCGTTGAAAGATACTCTGGTGTGCCGCATGTCCGAAGAGAGGGTGTAGCAGAGCACAGTTACTACGTAGCTCTCTACGCTCAATTCCTGTACGACGAGGTTAATAGGAATATACTACCACCAGATGCAGACCAGGTCTGGCCGGATCTTAGTAAGGTACTACAAGGTGCCTTGTTTCACGATATGGAAGAGTGTATGACTGGTGATATGCTAAGGTCCGTAAAGCACGGGTCCGCTATACTAAGAGAGTCTCTGAATAAGGCAGGAGAGCAGCTACTGAAGTCTGTATTCGAAGAGGTCCTTGACGGTCAAAGGCACGTAACGACATCTATGGCTAGATGGTCTAACGCTAAAACTAGTACCATTAATGGGGATATAGTATCCTTGGCCGACCTCCTCTCCGTAGTCAGCTATGCGTACATGGAGGAGAAGGCTGGTAGTACGTACGCTTACACGATACAAGAAGAGATAGCAGAAGGTCTGTTCGTATGGTGTCAGAACCATCGTAGCGCCCACCCACACTACGTAACTCTACGTAACGTAGCAGAAGTAGTACGTAACGATCTACTAGAAAGGAGTCAATAGCATGAAAGTAACACTGATTGATTGGCCACGAGACATTGTAGGTACCTTCTCTAAGGTATGGGCTATGTCCAAAACGAATGGGGACTGGGAGAATGTCAAACCCGACGAGGAAGAGTTCATCCGAATGTTCGACGCCGACGTGCCGGTTATGCGGTTCGCCAACTTCGTATGGATCATCGAAGACATGCGTGTGTTCTTCAGGGAACAGTTGGTACGGGCTAAGCATGAAGACTTCTGGATCCAATCCATGCGTGTCGCAGATTTCTCCGGAGGAATTCACACGATGGGCCTCCCAAATACCACGGAAGTCAGTACCGCCGAAGAGGCTATCTCCGACGCATACCAAGCAATTATCGAAGCTGGACATCCAGAGGAAGTTGCACGTCGTATTCTTCCTTTGGCTACTATTCATCGAGGTGCTTGGTTTACCAATCTTCAAGCTCTTACTGAGAGATTCAAGAAACGATCATGCTGGGTGGCTGAAGATCTTTGGGTTGGAGTACTCAGTCAAGTGCGAGCGGAGCTCGTGGAAAAGGTTCACCCTCTGTTCTCGAACATCGCAACGCCGCCCTGTTTTAGTAGAGGTAGCGATCGCTACAAAGGATGCTCCATCAACGAAATAATGGTGCATCGAGACACGGGTAAAGACCCACTACCATTGTGCCCGTTATGGGAGAGTGCACTGGCGTGTAAAGACCCTCAATACGCAAAGCTGTACAGTCAGGAGGACAATGAACGCACGGATCAATTTGCCAAACTTTGGGGACGGGACCCGCACTCAGGCGCCACCATTTCCAAGTGATATCCTTGCAGTGGATACTGAGACCACGGGGTTTGACTGTTTCCTAGGTTGCAGGGTATTCTGTATAATCATAAGCGACGTGCAAGGCAGGTATCTATACGTACGCTTGAGTGAAGAGCACTCGTATCTACTCTTAGACCAGTTAGTGCTCGATAAGCGTGTCCCCGACTTTCCTGGAGAGGGGCAAGGGGACAGGTGGGAGGCGGTAAGCGCCGCAGACTGGCGTCTCGAGGGCGACTTGCCGTGTAAAGGCGGAGTTTGGACGCTCGACAAGGTTCGAGCCCTTTTGGAGGGAGACCGACCTAAAGTATTCCACAACTTCAAGTTCGACGTACGTATGCTATACTGGACATTTGGTTGGGTGGTAGGTGGGAAGGTCCATGACACACTACTGTTAGCACGCTTGATGGTTCCGTCCAAACGATTCCTTGGTCTGAAGATACTATCCGATGAAATCTTACGCTTACCACCAGAGGAAGAGGGGGAGGTCAAAGACTGGTTCAAGCGTAACAAGAAACACTACATAGCCGAGTACGGTAGAGAGCCCTTGTACATAGACGTGCCCGATAGTACTATGAAGAAGTACGCTGTAGGTGACGTGCATCGTACCCTATTGTTACTGCGTAGATGGTGGATATCAATGCACGACCAACGTATACACATATACGAATACGAGCTAGAGCTTGCATACGTAATTATGGGTATGGAGGACGTTGGAATGCGTATCGATATGGAGTACACGCAAGATGTATTCTTAGAGACAGAACGTCGTATACACGCTATCGACAAGGAAGTATGGGAGGGACTCGGTGAGGAGTTTAATGTTAACTCTGACGTCCAGCTTAGGAATCATCTGCTGACGGACCCCAACGGACCGAACCTAAGGAAGTATCTAACCGACGATCAGTTCAATGAATTCAGGAGGGTGCTCATAACCGAGAAAGGACATCTATCGGTAGCTAGGAGCGCACTGAAGATATACAAGGACTACGACACCACTGGCCTATGTGCAAAACTAATGCTTCGTGGTATGTTAGTAGGTATGGATAAGTACTATAAGAACTTTATGGAAGATCACCATATCAATTCCAAAGGACAAGCAATTGTTCGTCCTTCAATCTTACAGCATACCGCTAAAACTGGGCGATTTAGTATCATCGACCCAGCACTTCAAACCATCCCTTCCCGATCCTCTGGGCGACTACTCGATTTTGAAAAGGATGAAATTCCGGACGTGCGAAGGTGCTTTGTGCCTACGTACCCTTCTTGGAATATGTATGCATGGGACTACTCTCAAATTGAGCTTAGGATCATAGCATTCACAGCACAAGAAAAAGCCATGATTCAAGCCTTCGTAAATGGTGAAGACGTACATGACATGACAACGCATACGGTATGGGACGGTCGAGAGAATCTCGAAGATCCTGTAGTGTGGAAACGTTGTCGTACATTCTGTAAGATGGTTAACTTTGGCTTAGCGTACGGAATGGAAGAAGAAAAATTCCACCAAGAGCTGAACACGCCTATGGACGTGGTCCGGTCGACTATCAAGATATACGGGGAATCTTTCCCTGGCATCTCCAATCTGATGAAGGAGGTTATACGAAAAGTAAATAGGGACGGGTACCTACACAACGTATTCGGAAGGTTACTGCTACCCTCCCGTCAAAAAGCTTACGCAGGCGTAAACTACACTATTCAAAGTACCGCTGCAGATATTATGAAACGGGCTCTTGTACACGTTGATCGATACATCAAAAAGTCTGGTATACGAGCGATACTTATAATGACAGTACACGATGAAATTATTATGCAGATTCACCCAGAAGATGATACGTTGGAGACAAGATGGGGTATCAAGAGAGCGATGGAATACTTCCCAGAGTTCGCACCTCTCCCCATTACAGTCGGATGCAAACGCATTATAGATTACTGGTCTAAGTCAGAGGAGGTAACTTTTGCACCCATTCAGTAAGCTGGTACTTATTAACCAGCTACGTAAGATAGCCACTAGGGATAAGAGGAGTATCATCCGGCGGTACATAGCTGGCAGTAATCCTGACAGAGTACCACGTTTAGGGAAAGGCAAGGAGTATTTAAATGAGTATGAACTTGACCAAATTATTATCTGGTTCGCAAACCTCTCCTTTAATTGTACGGAACTTACGAACGATCCATCAAAAATGGTTGACCGAGGACTTTCCTCGGGGTACAACCTTCAAGATGGTGAGCGTGGATCCGGGGACGAAGCAGGCGGGGGTGGCGGTATGGGAAGTGAGGATAGCCTCGAATCAATCCTCGGTCAGCTTGATGCCGAACAGCACAGCGTCCGTGACATGCAGGACGGGAGCGGTGAAGAATGATTGGATGAAGAGGGCGGAATGGATAGCCCATAGGATATATGACACTATAGTAGAGGAGATGCCGTTATATGTAGTATGTGAAGAACCCACCTCAATGGCTTTAGTCGGTAGAACGTCGAACTCGCTGGGTAAATTACTGTATCAGGTAGGTTACTTAAAAGGACTCTTAATGGCAGACCCGTGTTACGGGTACGAAGCAAGAGAGTGGCATTGGTTAGCCACGAATAAGTGGAAGGGGCAGTTACCACAGCACGTAGTATCTAAACGGGTTAATAAATTGATGGGCTTGAAACTTAATGAAGGAGAAAAGTATCGTGGACAACAACAAGATATCGCACACGCAATTGGCATCGGAATCTGGGGTACGCATTTGCTTGTTGGCTCAGGCGAATTCAGTGCGTATTTCGGGTCAAGAGGTGGTATTAACCAGTGAGCAAGAACTCATTTTGGACGCATTCCGAAAGGCAATTACCCTGCAAGTCACTAAGTCCCTCGACTATAGCGCAGGTCCGGTCTGCATTGCGGACCACTACCCCTTCGGAAGAGTCTCCGCTGCGGATAAGATTAACGGTAAGGCGTTGCGTTTGGTGTCTATGGCATCTAACCCCAATAGTCCTACCAATCATGAGTCGGTTATGGATACGTACCTGGACCTTATCAATTACGCAGCAATGGCGTGGATGGTGGAGAAGAAGAGGCAGGTAGCCGACACCGAGACCCCTGCCCCCTCGCTGGTGAACTACTCGGGGTAGTCACCAATCAATTCAAAATGGGGGAGATCGTGGAACTTCTGATCTTTGAAGGTACGGTCTCCATCCCAATCTCCTCCCCACCTCAACCGGTACCCAAGACCGGTAGCTACTCCAAGCACGAAACCACCAAAGAGTAAAAACCTCTCTCGGTTGTCCCATGGGATGCTGGATTCCTCGGTAGCGTAGTACGGAGCTGCGTCGACGGCAAGGGAGGGGTATCGATTATGCTTGCTTTGACCGGCTCCTAAGGTCGTCTTACGCAGAGCTAGGAGCTCTTCCTGCCTCTCGTTGGTGCGGTGCCCCTCAACGATAGCACAGTCGTAGTGAAGAACAACCTCTCTAAATATCTCTCTAAGGATAGGGTGGCAGGTATCTAAACGTTCTTTGGATCTGGCGCCAAATTTAGGCATTAGTCTTTCCTCTTCCATTGATGAATGAGGTACCCACAGCAGAATACCGAGAATCCCCAAGGGACCATCCAATCCCAATTAGTATCTAAGTACGTCAGGAGCTGTGGTGCCTTATCCATCACCTCTCCTACCGTCTGCTGTAGGTCCCCCATAATTACTCCCCGTTCGAATCTTCAATTAAGCGCTCTAAGATATCAAAACGTTTATCGGTATGTAGCTGCATACGATCTACAGCTTCCCACGTCCACCATTTGTACCCTCCTGACGGTGTACGTGCTGCAGCGTCTAAATGGGACTTATGCAGCTCTACAACCATTCCGGATATGTTTACAAGAATCTCCGTCTGCTTCTCCATGATAATGGTTAGGTCGTCGTTAGTATCTTTCTTGGTACCCAAGAAGGCGAAAACCTCCTTGAGTACCATGATAGCGAACATTCCACCGACGCCTACCTGGACTACCATACTATCCATCTTCGGGTTCTTCCTCTCGTGTCAGTACACACAGTATGGAGTCGTAGGGCATGGTACGATAACTCTTACCTCCTAGGTCGAATTTGGATCCTGCATACTCCCCAAACACTACCATATCTCCCAAGCCACGTGGGGGTGGTATGTACTCTTTGGTATCCGGATCCCATATCCCGTCACCTAGACCAACTATGTACCCAGTAGATTCATTGGGTGCGTAGTTATCTGGTATAATGATATTACCTATCTTACCCGCACGTGGCTTGACCACTATGAGGTAACGTGCGCCGCACGACTCGGCTGCGTAGTTTACGCCTTGATCTTCGAAGAATACTTTTTGGGTCCCTACTAGAGGGTTCCACGTTTCGGTGTCTTTCATTGGTTTCCTGAACTGTTAGGTAGTTGAAATTTGATAGGCTCTAGATTAAGTCTAGCAGCCTCATTAGGCATATCTGCAAGGTACTTGTTCCAGAAATGCACTGCGGTTCGCTTGTCTCCTTCCATTGCTCGTAAGTAAGATGATAACTCTCTTCTAGCAGCAGCACGCTGCACGGCCTGACTAGATATATTGAGACCCCAAGCATTAGCTTGACTAATCAATTTATTGAACATTAGATCGTCACGGAGAGCTTTAGGTTTCTGCCCTCTGGACGCACGCTGTAAATTCTCTTCTGAGTTACTCTCAACACGATCTAGTAACTGTCCGATTATGTAGCTTCTAGAGAATTGTTCTCTCTTTTGAGTCTTTCGTATATCGTTCATGAGTAATCTAGCGTTACGTTCATTTATAGTCGGTAGACTCAACCACTTAATGGCCATTTCTTTATACGTTAACTCCCGAACTAGTGAGCCCGTGGCGGAAGTGATCTCGAGCGTCTGGGATCGTTGAGCAGCAGTAGCCCACTTATCTGCTTGTAGTCCTCCAGGTATCATGTGAATGAAGTCTTTACGTACCTGCCCAAGGCGCATAGATACTTCATCGAGATCTCCTTCAGCTCTAGCCATGCTCGCTCTAAGCAGATGGTACCCCATTTGGACTCCAGCAGCCATGGGGAATATAGAACCCTTTTCTGCTTCTTGAGGTAGGAAACCGAACCCAATAAATCCAGTTGGATCTACCCCTACATCGCTTAAGATTCTCGACGAGTACCCTGTCATAGCAAGGTATCTTGCAAATCCTGTAGGATCTTTCATCAGCTGCTCAACTAAAAATTCCGTCTGTTTGATAGGAAAAGTCATGAACTGACCACCTATCCGACCAACGGCAGAGCCGAATATAGGAGACCTACCTAAGATACCGTACATGAATTGAGTACGTTGGGCCACGGTATGCCCAGCTATCTGGAGACGTAACGCTAGCCTAGCATTATCCATAATGTCTCTCTTAGACAGATGAGGATTTAGCTTACGTATGCGAGCCATCTCAGCAGATACACCAGCATGATACGCTATACCTCTATTCAAAAACTCGGACGCATGAGCGGGTTTGAATAGCAGTCGATCTAGCTGCCCTCCGGCATTGACTTCTTCTAGCATACCTACGAACTCCGTAAGTACCTTTTGATCTCTAGCCGTCTGCCTACCGGACTTAGTGGTCATCTTAGCTACCCCTTTAAGAGTATCTAATGGTCCCACATCCGCTACGGTATTAATAATCTGGGCTGTGTTCTTGAGAGTAAAGCCAAGACTACCACCAAGCATGCCTCTGTACAATTGGCGGGTGATACCCATACTAAGCTTAGTTGCACTATCTACCATCTTCATCGTTGGTACTATATTAACTCCCAGACGATTACGAGCTCTGCTTTTATTCGCCAATTTACCTTTAGCGTCGGCCACGCTCAGTTCCGACCCACTGACGAGCTCGTCTATGATTTCTTCTTTTGCTATATCTCTAGTTTGCTGGACCCCTTTAACATGAAGGCCTCCGCTATGCTCTCCAATGACTCTGTTCAACCCTACGTTATTAATCGTGGCGTCAAGAGCCTCGTTTAGTTTCCTATCCCAACGGTGAGGTTTACCTTGGAGTCTATCTATGAGATCTGACAAATACGTTCTTTTGTTAGGTCCAAGTTCCTGCTCTGCTGCCATAGCCAGAGCTTTCTTAATAGCTGGTTCTATATGCACTTGACGTGATCCAGCACCCACGAAGACCCTAAATGCGTTGACTATACTCCACTCGTCCGTAGCTTGAACCTTCTTACTATCAGGTAGTAGGTGAGCGTAGAAGTAATTACCAGACACCTTGGCCTCTAGTAGCTCAGGCGCTATCTTCTCAGTCTTCTTAAACGCCCCTTTGAATACATTAGCCATGTACACACGGATATCGTCGGACTTTGGTTTACCAGAAGCCTCGGTTATATCATCCATGATACGTTTGAATACCTCAGCCGCTTCTTGTTCCCTGTCTGTAAGATTAAGAGCTTTACCATCTACGCCAGACGTCTTACCAGCGAGGAACCTAGCGATACGGGCGTCAGAATCAGAACCAGCTTTTAACCAATACATACGGGAATTAACAGATGCAGTTATCGCTTCCATGGATCGGATGTACCCGAGCTCGCCGGAAGCTAGCTCTTCGAATATACCCGTACCTCCGAGCACTTTTTGAGGGTCTCTTAACCACCCAAGTAAAGTTATATCTCCTACCGGACGTATTGAATAAGGAGGCGATGGGAGGAAGAACATCGTCCGATACAGGTTTCGGTGGACGATCCCCCACCACTACCACCCAAGCTTATCGGTAGTTCGTTCTGCGGCCGGTCCATCCGTTAACAATTCTTCGAGTACATCGTCCACACTACCGGTTACATTCTCCTCCTTACCAAACGCCCTGACCCGTGGTTGGTTTTATCTCCGATTGTGCCCTGAGATACATTGCCTGTTCATCTTTACTGAACAAGTACGCATCGAAGTTATTAGATTTAGACAGATCTCTAGCCTTATTAAGAGCCTCGTCTTTAGTAAGAGATATGTCATCCTCCATAAGCTGCTTAGCTACTCCATCCAAACGAGCTAAAGATTCTTCACCTCTCGCCGCCTCTGCGGCCTTCACAGCGTCTTCGAATGTACTATGCTTACCAGTGTTGAATCTACGATTGGCATCCTCCATAGTACGCATGTAATCTTCCTTCTGCGCACGGTATAGAATCTCTGCCGTATCTTCATCGGTGTGGACGGTCATGTGTCTACGCTGAGTCCTTGAATTGACCACGAAGCGGAGATCTCTGTTGTCTCTGGCCATGGTCGTTTCTTCACCGGACTGTATCAATACTTCCCTACGTCTGGGTTTGCCGACCCTATGGGAGTCTATATCTATAACGGCCTTGAAGTTAAAAGCGTCAGCCTTGTGCTTGTCTACCAGATCCTTCTCCGCTTTAACCGCAGCCTGCTCCCGTATTTTACTTATCTTAGTGGCGAGAGCCTCTCTATTTTTACCGCTAAATTTCTCAGTAACACGCTTACCGGCATCGATAGTGGCTCTCCGTCTACCCATACGGCTAACGGCTTCTTCTGTAGGATTGATACCCTGCAATTGGTATAGCTTGGCTTCTGCCATATCCGCTGCAACCAGTCGGGCGTTTTTAACGTCTACCGCAGCGGCGAATTTATGCGCTCGAGATGACGACCCTACTGCGAATATCATTTCTTCAATGTTATCTATGAGAGTTTCACGTACGAATCTGTCGGACGCATCGTAGGTGAAGTTACCTAATTCTCCTATACGTGTACCAGACTTACGTCCAGTGTCGTTAACTGGAGGCAGTGTAGGTATCTTAAAATTAAATTCCAAGGTAGGTCTACCGTCTGCAACTACAGTACCTTCACCCGTACTAACCGTTGGCTGCACTACCCGTGAAGAAACGTAAGCAACTCTATCGTACACATTGTGCACATCACTTCGACCTGGTACCTTAGCACCTATACTTCTACCGGTTAGTATTCGGTACAGAGTACGTACGGCAGGGTCTTCGAAAGCATTGATAGCCTCCCCACGATTGGCAGGCATGTATACTACTCGACCGTTTGGAGTCATAAATATAGGTCTGTTCGTAATGCTACCGGCAGATAGGTTGTCTCCCAACCCTACACCACGAAGACGTCGGAGGTAGCTGAGTTCTGGTACTTGGGTACCTATCTCCGCCAGATTGTCGACCAGCGAATTGAACGATGGACTCCCTATAGCCGCATCCAAGGCAGCGTCGAACGATAGATCATTATGACTTTTACGTAATTTTGCTACGTTATCTTCCAAAGGTAGTGTAGAATCTAGTATATCGTCCTGAAATCCTTTGAGAGTTTCTATGAAATTTTCATTGAGCTCCCCATCACCTTTCAGGTACGAGGTTAACTCGTTATCCAGATTCTCCCATACGGCAGGTAAAGGAATCCCTTGGTCTATAAGATCGTCGAACCCATGCGTAACAAACTTACGAGCTGTCTCTGGTGGTATGTTCGCTAGGTCTAGAGTACTATCTCCTTTTTTGATAAGTCTGCTTAATGTGAATTTCCTAAAGTCTTCGAAAGTACCAGGTTTAACCCCCTCTACAGTAGACTCTATCTTAGACGCTAACTTCTCCACCTCCTCCAAACCCGTAAAGTGTCGTAGATTACGTACGCCCCTAGACCCTCTGGACGCTATGGTCTCTGTTGCTCCGAACGCAAGGAATGGGTCGTCGGTAAGATTCAACCACATGCGACTGACGTCGAGCTCAGATATCATAGGAGACGTTTGCCCGTCCTCTAATATAATCTCCTTACCTTGCATTTGACGTACGGTATTTTGAAACCCATCCCACTTCAAAGGTATTCCGAATAGACTATAAGGTTCAGACGCCATCCTATCGAACATACGCCTATCAACGAGTTCTTTGATAAGTTCTTTCGCTCCTGGACGAACCTCAGCTCGTGTTTTCTCTCCAGTAAGCATAAGTTCTGAAGCAATCGACTGGTTTACTTCACCCTTAAATGAGTTCAGTTCGTCATCTCTGAAGTCTGTGTTAGTTAGTATTTCCATGGGCTGAATCATATCAGCAGTACTCTCGCCTCTCGCATGACGTACCATGATACGTTGCCCTTGGAACCATGCGGACGAAATTCTATCTATGGCTTCTAACCCACCACTAGCGATGTTCTTTATCAGTGCGCCAGATACGGAGTCCTTTATTAGTGCCTCGGCTATGGTACGCTTACGGTTCTTTTTATGTGCGTCAGCAGACTCGAGACCCCAGTTCCACATACGCAAAAACATGTTCGCTAATGGATTACTTGCATCAGGAGGGACGTATCCTTCTGGTTTTACTTCGGGTACCTTACGGTATTCACCCTTGGCCGGTACCTTTTGAAAACCTTTAGCTGGTGCCGGCTCACCTTCGCTCGGTGGTACTACTTGAAACCCAGACATTATTGGTTACCCTCCGCAACGCCAGCTTTCTCGTTAAACCACTTTTTGAACAATTCATTCTCTTTAGGTCCTAACGTCATATTGAACTGGGACGCTATCTCCGTTATCTGCTCCATACTGGTTATGTCACCACCCTGGATTTGTTCTTGTATGAGAACCATATTACTCATATGTTCTGGAGATCTCTCTCCAGGAGATCGTTGTTCGGGACCCTTGGCTTTAGCATCGAATCCGTTAACCAAGTCAGCGAACTTCATCATACTCTCCATCATGGCGACCAGTTGTTCGGAGGTCATAGTATCTCTACCGAGAATCAACTGCTGCGTGTATACTGCTCCAGCTAACCCAAATACATCCTTAGGTGTCAGCTGACTGTTTAACCTAGTTCTTAACTTAAGCAGCTCCATCTTTTGGTCCATGGCCAGCGGCGAATCTTCCAGTAATCCTAACGACTCCAGCTGAGGACCGGTCCAAGGTTTCCCTCCTGGACCACCAGAGAATAGGAAACGCATCGCTGAGTCTATGTCTTTGATCCTTCCGTTTTCATCCCTGTCTGTCATAGCGTCGTACCACTTCTTCATGTTATCTTGATCAAACATGTCGGACGCTTTGTTGAAATCTACCTCGCCTAGATCTAACCCGTACTCTTCCGATATGGCCGACCAAGCCTCTCTTCGTATATGCTCTGGAACGTCTGGGTCATTTAGTACCGTAATGAGATCGCCAGCTTTCTGGTTACGAGCGTAAGATACGTGAAGGTCTGCGGGGGTTAGTCCTGTACTAGCCGCTATATTTTCTGTAAGGGGCTGCCTTGGTATCATTACTAAGTCCTTCCTGATCCAATAGCTTGAGTTGTGTAGCTATATTCTTTTCACGAACAGCAGCCTTGGCTATCTCCGCTTGTTGTAATTGAGCCTCTTGCGCCGCTCTCCTCTGCTTAGCATTAGCGACTACCTGCTCTCCCCCTTGGAATCCTGCTGCAAGTCCAGCAGCGGCGCCACCGCTACCTCCGACTGCGGCACCGGCTACACCACCTACAGCAGCACCTGTTATCTGCGTTAATAAATCTTTAGCTTCATTACTTAAAGGCATGGTATCTCCTATGCATAGCTGCCGCCACCGAAATCGAATCCGCTACCAAAGTCGGATCCTCCCAAATCATATCCTGAACTTCCTATAGCACTAGCGTCGTTACCGCCACCGTTGAAACCACCAAGGACTCCCTTGGCTACGCCGAATCCTCCGCCAGTAAGATAATTTACGCCTAGTCCTGCGATCTTACCAAGAACCCCACCGAATAGTCCACCCTTACGTTCTTTGTCGATTTTTCGTCATCTTGAACTTCCCTGAATGATTGATCACGCATGCGTAATTTAAGTTCTGCGTTACCTATACGGGTTCTCTGCAGAGCCGTCAAAGCAGGATTGTTTATAAGCGACTGTCGTAGCTGAGCGTCTTGTCGGGGTAGATTTATTGCCGCCAAACCTGCAGATTCATCTATCTTAGCTATAGTATTTTGAAACGTATTAAGCGCTCCTCCAGACAGCCTAGCCTGCAGTTCAGCCCTTAACGAGCCTCTGGGTAAACCTCGCCCTGCGGAACCCCCAGCCGCCCTTCCAGAAGCCTTGTCCAGGCCGAACTCGAGGGCAGCCTCAGCCCCGCCAACCCTAGCTTTAGTGACAGCTTGGATACTCTTACGAGTTTTGTCATCCAACTGAAATATGGTTCCATCTTTGAGTTTTTGAGCTTGGTCGATACCCGCTTGACCAGTTAGGTCTAGTAGCTTCGACTCCTGTTCACTAGGTGTGAGCAGCTGCTTATTTTCTGCATTCCGGACCACAGAGTTATTGAACTCACTAGCGGCGGATCTTAAATTGGCGTATGACCCTTTTATATCTACACCTAATTTACCTGAATCTATCGCTTTGTTGATATCCAGAGTACCGTCCGACTTTAAGAACTCTTTTAAATCGTCTGGAATCTTACCATTACGTATACTTGCTGATCGTTCTGCCGCTGTAGCCATTGCACCCTCCTATACGAACACGTTGGTTCTGATTGGTCCAGTACCGTCCCAGTACTCTAACGTTACATTAGTTCCTGTATCTACGATCCACATACGACCCTTCTCTCCCAGACCCCAATTGGTGACTGTTGGAGAAGCGTCCTGAACTGGAATCCTTACACATCTGAAAGAAGCTTCTGTGCCAGTGTCTGGACGAGCTTCCTCGAACCCATCGACACCAAACGCAAGAAGATCTGCAACATCCGATCCGCCAGCCCACGGAATTTCATCCCACTGGTTCATACCTAATGTTATATCTCTCGTAGAAGAACCGTTCCACGCTATAACCTGAGTACCGTACGTGGCACTGGCGTAATTACCGTCTATATTCAGCCCTCTAGCTCCGGTCAAATCCAGTGCGTAGGGAGCTGTACTGAGGTGATCGTTATTGATATGTTTACCAGCAATGTTGTTCGTGGTGTCTGTTGTACCCGAAGAGGTGTACGTAACATCCGAACTAGTAGGAGTTCCATTGAACTCATTACCGTCTGTAAGCATGCAGTAACACTTAACATATTCAATATGCGCTATTGTAGAATCTTCGAAGTCATTATTAACTGTACGAGGACGACGGCAAGAGGTAGCTTTGATACCAGTATCATTACCATTAAAGTGAGAGTTCTGAATGACCCAGCCGTTTGCGGTAATTAACTCTACCCCGTAGGCTGAAGCTCCGGAGATATCACAATTGTCTACAGTCACCCCGTGACCACTGGTACTCTTAATACACGAAAAGCTGGCGGCTCCGGAACTACCATCTATATCTACCTGACTAATACGTATCTGGGTTCTTCCATTACTAGCTATAGGGTTGATTACGATGCCAGCAGTATTCGACGCAACAGCGGTTAAAGAAAACCCAGAAATAGTTTGCATGCGAGCCTTACTAGTACCATCTCCTACCGTAATCATAGTGCCTGATACGGCTGACGTTATGAACACAGACTCTGATCCAGCGCCAATGAGATTGATACCTATAGGTACTGTTATGCCAGACGCATCCGCAGAGTACGTACCAGGGGGAAGGTATACTGAGCCTTTACCCTCAGACGCTTCTAATTCGTCTATGACAGTTTGGATGCTACCCGATGTCTGGACAATACGGGTCTTGAATATTTCAGACGCATTAACTATGGTATTACCATCGTGATCGGCGACCCCAGAAAACGTAAAAGGATCGGTCAATTCAGAGGACCCTATGTTACCGTTTATCTTAGTTAGTATGTTATCGAACTCCGCATTTAGATCGGTAGCCGTAACATCCTCTTCACCGTCCCACGTCTTTACTCTTGCTAGTGCCATTACTGACCCTTCCTTGTAGTTTTAACTACGTACCCTATAACTTCTAAAGCAACGTTAGCATCATTTTGAGATAGCTGTATCTTAGCCGCCCTACCTTTACCGCCTTCGAAATCTACAGGAACGACTACTATGTTATCTTCTCTATCTAGCTTACTAACACCAAGCTTAAAATGACCGAGAGGATCCGAGTGACCACGAAGAGGGAACTCTACTGTCTGCTTGGTGCCGTGCTGATCGTCGTCGGTTAAGAACTCTAGTGTAGCCTCGCCTTTTCTGGTACCTCCGTGGGCTCGAATGTACAGGTTAAGTTCTTCGTAATTCTTTATCAGTAACGGAGACTCACCCGTGAGGCCTCCGAGACCCATGGTACACGAACTATGGTACGTAGTTCCTGGCCACTCGTTTATGCGCCCGTCAGAGGACCCTGTAAGAATTTTAGGATCCAGATTATCTGATATGGATACCGTAGCGCACTGGGCTGGTAGATTCCAGATCGTCCATTCCCCGATACCGTAATGATATACGAAGGCCGTGTCCACCCCAGTACCGCCTTTAGATTGAAACCAAGTTACGTATAGGTCCATAGAAGTGTAGTTCACGCTAAATGCTTTATGCATGTACACGGGATCTACGATACGACGGTATGCTTTTCTAATATCGAAAGACACATCTTTAGTCTCTATGTCTCCAAACTTATCCGTAGCTATTACGCTATGGCATCCCTGATCAGACCAAAAAAACACGTCGTTAGCCACTGCTGTAATCGTATGGTGTGCAATGCATCCTCTGGTGCTAGATATAGTGGTCCTTGCGACGTCTGTAGCGTTAGCCCATGACCCTGAGATACGAGATATTGAGTGTTCTTTGAAGACGTACAACTGCCCGAAGTGAGCAGAAGAAAGTCCAGTAATTCTCTGTCGGTCATCAACCGTGATGCCGAGCCTGATAGGGTCGTCATCAAAACTCCCGAAAGCCCATTGTTCAGGATCAAGTATCTTAGATCCGTATATATACGAAGGTGCCTCTTGTATTCCAGCACCTATGATACGAGAAAAATGCTCGACCGCATACGACATATTAGGAGCGGTACCATCAAGCAGTTTAATCTCTTTCGTGGCGCTGTTGAAACTCAGTGGTCTTTGTTTATCGTGAGTAGAGCATATTACTAACAATTCATTCATAGCTGTGAATGTATACTTAGCAGGGTACTTGAGGTCGTAGTACCTAGACTTAGGTGTGTGATTACCTGTATCAGTGTATATATTGTTAGAGGCGCATATGATTACGTGTCTCGCACCACCATTATTATTAGAGTAGTGGTAGTCGAATATCCCGTTTATCTCTGAAGCAGTACCACTTGTGTCGCCAGTACCATTGTCAGCGGCAGCACGTAGGGCTCCTACTGGAGTTCCTGCCAAGGACGCCGTCTTATACAGTAGAGGACGCAGGTTCTTGAGTAGTGTTACGCTTAGTCCATTAGGCAGTACCCATCCTACGGTAGATGCTGGGTCCGTAAATACCGTAGCCGCTGTTGTTGTATACGTAAGGTTGTCCGTAGAGTATACTTCGGTACCTTCGGGGGAATCGATATCGTCGGGATCCCAAGGAACTCCGTACACACCAGCAGGTAAGCTCTCTGTGCCGTCTACATTGGGTCCGTATACGAGTCCATTGTACCCTATAGTCCCTGCATTGGTAACGGTAAGGTACGAAGGAGATCCCTGCATCCAGGAAGCCATAGAAGAGTTAGTAGTGTCCATCCATAATAAGTTACTATGGACATGCAAAGTTCCTATATCCGTAGAGCTAGGTACTGTAGCAACCACAGGCGCTACCGGTACACCAGATCCGGTATCTATGTATACAGTATTATGTGTTATAGATATGATATTATTGGTATTCGCCGGTAACAGACCGATAGGAAATGCATTCGTGGACAAAGCTACTTGAGCGTCGAATATGTACACGTTGTGATCCCAGTAGAACCTGAACTGTACCTGCCCTAGACCTGTAGAGTAAGGTCGTTTAGAGTTCTGTATATAGCAATACTCCACCCCACCTTGATCCGTAGTAGACGTAAAAGACGCACGATGACTATAAAGGTACCTTTCACCGGTGCTCGTACTTCCAGTAGCTCCTGCTATTAGCTGACAGTATCGTACTTTAACGAACCCTTGGGCAGTTCCATCCACCTGTACAGCATGGTAATCGTTGGCGTCCGTAGTTTTATCCTGAGCGTCGAATATCAGATTCTGAACAATGCAATACTTAGCTCCTGACGCATCTCGGAATCTACCGAAGTGTCGTGCATTATCTGCTCCAGAAGCTTTGATAGTCGCAAACGCTTCGTTACCGTCAGAATCGGTTCCTTGGATAAGTACACCTGGATCACTGTAGCTAGTACCTGCAACAGCTGGAATTATAGTAGCCGTAGTAGATACAGTCCAGACGTGGTCCCCGTCATTAACAATATTAACCTGCCTGTGTGAAGTATCTACAGCAGCGAGAGCTACGGCTAGCGTTTTATACGCATCGCCGAAACTAGTGCCTCCGTTGGAGTCACTGCCCGAAGCTTCACTCACCCAAATAGTACTCATATCATCCCGGATTCACAGCAACGTCAGCGCTAGCTGCAGTCTCGATAATACCCATAACGTCCCTTACGGCACGTCGCTTCATTTTACGGCCATCAAAGCCTAACTCTACATCAGTCGCCACGGACATATCCTTATCCGCTACGAACATACTATGCGTACGTTCCTTCAGACCTCCGGTCCAAGGGAGTGCTCCCAGTGGTAATCGTTTATCCGTCATTAGTAATCGAACGAATCGCCAAAGTCGATACCGCCCTTACTCCTCCCTCGTCTGGCCCTATTGAATCGTGCCCTGTCTGAATTAACAGCTTGCAGAGTAAGATTATCGTCAACGTTAGTTTTCGATCCGCTCATCTCTGCATACTTATCGTTAAACAATCTTGCGGCTGTAGACACCTTAGTATCGTCTTCAAGGTAACCGAATAGTATCATCATCACTCGATGTATGAGTACAGTAATATCATCGTTTGGGATATCGAACGCTGATGTATTCGTTGATAGCTCAGAGGGCTCCTTTATATACTCGTACGGAAAAGACTCCGCATTCACTGGCCAAGGCCATAATTCAATGGTGTTATTATCTATCAACGTTGCGAATCTCGGAGCAGACGCCCCACTGCCATGTCCATACGGTCTATTAGCGTACTGACGTTCTCTAAATTCGGTTACACCAATTATCTCTATAGCTCCACTACTAGTGAACTTATTTATCTCTAAGAATCTACCGAAATCAGAAGCTACATCATACGTGTTTAAGTATATCGTATACCCTTCAGCGGTAGCTCCAGTAGTAGTTCCATTGTACGTCCGGTCTAGAATTGTCGTGGATGTAGTGGACCCAGTTTGAATTACGTACGTTTCTTCGTACCCATCGAATTTAATCTTAGCTCCATCGAACCACGAGGGTAGTGAGGAGACGGTGGTTATATTGGTGCTGCCGTTGGTGGCGAATGCGGTGCCGGTTACTTGAGCCTTTACATTTATGTAATCTCTAGCTCGTAACCAATGCCAGTCTTGCCTTCCGCATAATTCTTGGTACTCCTCACGTATCACGTCCACAACGTCCTTGGCGAATCGTGCGTTGGTTTCGTCGTTGACGTCGGTAATGAGACCTTTACGTGCGTTACGAAGGCATCGGTTAGTAAGCTTTAGTAGATTCCATACTGGTTGAGTCATTATAAAATCCCCGCTGGAGCCGTTATTAGTCTAGGGTTACCTGCGTTAGGGTCTATCACAGTAACTGTACGTACATTGGATACCTGCGTACACGCGTGCACCGCACGCATCTGGTACACCCCTGCTTGGGTCCACCATATGAATTGATAGTAGTACTGATTTATATTCTCGCTAATCACGGTGGCTGAAGCACTACAGGCTTTAGGTGAAGCTGCCGTACCTACATTCACCCATCCAGCACCATCTTTGTTGTACTGAAATGTGATATTGGATGGACTAGGACACGGCGAAGCTGGGAAATTTACAGTCCAGTACGACTTCCAAAATCTATTGGCATCTCCTAGATTAAAGTCACTATAATTACCCGTACCGAACGGAGACTCTATCCAGGTAGTTAGTGGATTATCACCTGGAGTACATCCAGCGCATCCTCCGCCTCCTCCTCCAGCCACTATCTCACCACCTTTCCAGTTACGGAAGTACCATCTGCAACTAAGAATACATCTACACCGTTACCCCTAGTATCCATTTCTATCGTATCGTCAGCTTCCATACTAACTACCGTATTCTGGTAAAAATTACGAACATAGTCGAGAGCACCAGCATCTATATCCGCTTTAAAGTCGAACNTATCTCTCACCCTACCAATATCATTCTCCCATTGGTACGTCCAATACGCTGTCATTATAGTTATAAGCGTGATAGCGAAAGTACGGTCTGCAATTAACTCCCTTTTAGTAAAACGAGTCTTTCCGAAAGCACGTATGAGGTGCTTGGCCGTCCAATCATTTTCACTGATAAGAGATCTTATGCGTCCCATTAGTCCTCGTAGTACCATATATTGGTGATAACGTTTGACGTAGCGTCTACATCAATCTTCAATGCTTCATTCGCAGCACTCTTAGGACCATGAAAGCCGTAGGAAAAGGCTACTCCGCTATTGGATAGGTAGTCGAACTCCATTACTGGGTCGGTTGTTCCGTCTCCCCAATGCAACAGTACTTTAGCTTCTGTCTCTATAGTGACCAGGATACCAGTTATTACTATCGATATCCCAGCACCAGGTGCGGCGATAACTGTGGTATTCGTTCCACTAGCTGTCGTAGACTTCGTAGCCGTCAGCATAGTAACATCCGGCTGCCCTGCCTGAATAACACGAAGGTACTGATTAGCGTCGATACTTACGGGGTCGCCATCAGTATCTACTACAGTTACTAGTCTAGTTTGGTTACCCAACAGAGATACCTTTCAGCTTCAACCTGTCGATCTGATCTTTTACCTTACGTTCTCGTGCTACGAAAGAGTGTAATTCTACTCTTTGAGCGTTCAATTTCTCTGCGTTGATACGTACCTCTTCTTTAAGAGCAGCAGCCTCGTTACGAAATGAATGACGTTGACGTTCTTGCTCAGCTTGAGCAGCCTGCAGAGAAGCAGTATGTTTTCTTGCCTCGTCTCCAGCACGTTTAGCCTTGTCCGCACTAGCTTTGGTAATCTTCTCCTGCCTCTTAAGCTCATTGATACTATCTAGTATCCCAGACTCTCTAGTACTCAACTTACGTTCCCGGACGTCTAAAGCGTCCCTACGCTTATCCAAGTCAACCGTAACCATAGCAGAATCTTTAATTATTTGATTGGCCCGTACTACCTTTAAGTCGACGTCTTCCTTGCGTTTGTCGAGAGCTTTATTCTGCATTATCATACTCTCTGCCTGCCGAGCTACCCTGTTGTCGTTAGCTCGTTGAGCAGCGATTATTTCTTGGATACTCTCAGACTCTTCAATCTTAGTTTTCTGGAGTTTTTTGATATCTCCTAGGAGTCTGTTCCTATCGGCTCTGAATCGTCGTTCCATGTCAGAACGAGTATTCTCTTCAAAGTTCCTAATCCAAGCAGTCAAGCTATTCTTCTGATCTTTCAAGGTATCTAAAGCTTTATTACTTTCTGCTACCAGAGATTCTAGTTCTATAACCTTAGCCTGTAGCTTCTTCTCCGACCCTACCAAAGACTTGAGCTTAGAGTAATTCTCAGACTGTTTTGAGAACTTACGAACTACCTGATCTTCTCGCTGCTGGAGTAACTTGTCTAATTCATTCATTCTAATATCCTAAAGGTGTGAGCCATACTCTGACATTAACATTATCACCTGCAGTGTAAGTACCACCTACCGGAGCTATCTGAGCCGTAAGCTGTAATGGTGTTCTACCGTTAGCCAACGTACCCGAAGTTAACTCTACCATTAGTTTAAGATCGGTAGCACAGAACACGTCATTAGTAAGTTGAGATGCGTCACCTTCAGCCACTAAGGGTACGGCTGATCCGCCACAGCTATTATTATAGTCCGTGGTGTCCTCAGTACTCTTCCAGAAAATTATATTCCAAGACGTTATGGTCGCACTATCAACGGACTCAATAACTATTTGATTTACCATCCAGTGACTACTAGATCCTTCATAAATGTTAGGAACATCTACAGAAGCCTCGGGCATGAATAACCCGCTGGTTTTGGTCGTATTAAAACTGGATAAACCAAAATCAATAATAGTTGGTTTCATCGACATCATACGGTTACCCTCTTTCCTATCGTAAGCGTGCCGTCAGGGTAGTCCTCTACGGCTGTAACGTGAAATGTAGAGGGCATGTTACCTACATCCCCATCGAGTATAAAATTACTTATCCCTGATAGTGAAGCGTACTCCACCATCAAGGACAAATCGCTATCATTATCGATAGACCCTACAAGCCATTCGGCTTCTAGTTTGGGTATAAGATTCAACTTAGCCTGAAGAGGATGCTCTATGAACGTCCCCGTGGGGCATACAGTAGTGTACGCCCCAACAAGTTCCGAGATTCTTTCAATCTTGGAACGTTTCATGACTAAGCAGTTCCGTCTGAACCGAATACACCCTTGTGGTCAGACCAGCCTACACTGAATCGACCAGAGATCTTGGTTTTACCATCTCCAGTATCGAAGTCAGTATCATGATCCGTAGTGAACTGCTGTCTCCAGAAGAAGTTCAGTTCAGTATCGGATTTATCAGCCAGCATAAACCATGCGATTGGATCGGACAAGAAGTGCCATGTACTCCACGTGAGTCCAGCAGTCTTCAACGTATTAATGTCGTTGTCTGCAGATCCAGGAAGTCCGTCAGACCCTAACAGAGTCTGAGCTGTCCATGACAGTGCTTGAGGTACGACCAAGTGACGAGGTTTGATGTTGATCTTCTTACCTCGATGATCCGTCTGAGCAGCGAAGTTATTAATCATCGTCTGCAAAGCAGTCACTGAAAGATCAGCAGTATCCTTATTACTTTCAGTTCCGCCACCACGTTTTACATGAGCGGTATTGCACAGTGACAAACCATCATGATTACCTTTACCAGATTCGGCCGGAGCATCGAAAGCGGTATTGAATACATCCGCTGAAACGATCTCTGGGCTATACATAGCAGAAGTACCTAAGGCAGCAGCTCCTCTACTGAGGATACCATCCAGATCATCCTGCAAGCCTTCCGAAGATACTCGGAAACCAAGAGCATACGTCAGATGCGTATACATGGAGTTGTAAGCTTGAAGCATGGAGTCATAAGTGATACCAGTACTTTCAGGTTTCTCAACCAGATAGTCCATTGTGGTAATACCTGTGACGTTCTCAAATGCCCTCGTAGATGAGTTCATATTGAAATACTTAGAGAATTCTTCAGGGTACTTATTGTACTTATCGAAGATAATGTGATCGATCAATGGAAGTCTCTCAAAATACAGATCTTCAAATTGACCTCTGATCATTGTACTCAATTAACTCACCTCCTAGATACCAATGCTCTGAGCATGGAAATGTGTGATAGCATTAAAACGAACTCGTAGGTCTACATGGGTAGCCCATGTATTCACCCCACCAGCACGATCGATTTTACCAAGAATACGTAGTGGTAACGTACTTGTAGTAGCTGGAGTACCTGTAGTTTCACAGATACTGTGATTACCAGTAGTGTTACCACTAGCAAAACCAGTCATCGCTACATTGGTACCTACGTCAGTGGATGCTATAGCAGCGTCCGCCTGAATACCAAACTCTTGGAAGGGGTCGTCCCATACCAAAACTTTAACGTCAGATGCGTTAGTAGCTACACTAGCAGCCAGAACACCAACGATCTTAGTTTCAGCAGTACCGGACGCTACCGCCACTAACATACCTGTGGCCGCCATTCTAAGTGGCTGGCCTACGTACGCTGGTGTAGACGCTGCTGTAAGCGTATACTCAGTCATACGAGGTCTGGCTGCAGCACCTTCCGTAAGAGGCCATAAGCCCCTAGGAAAATCTTTGTTTACATTAGCCATTGGCTATTCCTCTCTCAAAGAACCTTTGTGTGATTCGACAAACCCATCTTTAACGATACGCTTACCTCCACGACCTTGTTTCATAGAACTTTCAGTTCCTGTTTGTTCTTCGACACCACCTATAATACTCGCGTTGAGCTTACGGTAGTACATGCGTCTAGTATCAGCCATACTACGGGGCATCCAAGCTAGGATCAAATCACCATTATGGATCAAATCGCCATCGCCTGCACCTTCACCACCAACGAGTGGGGCGAGGATATTGCACCTTAGCACCGCAATCTTGAGGTCTCCCTCTACTGGCCGCCACATCTCCATACCTGATCGCTTGCGAGCAGCCATGTTGATGTACCTGAACACGTAATCACTGAGTTCTTCACTTTCTTCGATTACTAAAGGACTCGTAGTACCCCACTGCATAACAGTAGTCTCTGGCATCTTCGGTAGCTCGAGATCACTCAAGCTAACTCCTTTAGTAAGCTGAGACGCAACCGTCACTGGCTTCGACATTATACTCTCCTTCTTCGATTATAATTTGACGTACTCGCAAGAATACTTTGAACCGCTTTAGGATCACTAATATCAATACCCATGCGACGAGCCTGACTTGCTTGCTTAGCGGTAAGCTTGTCCTGCTCAGATGGTTGCTGCCTATTGGAACGAGTCGTAGAGGACTGTGTAGTCATATCGGCTCTACGCTGACGAGATCTATCACGCATACCCTCAGGGCGTCTATTATTCCCTTCGGCCAATGCGGGGTTGTTGGCTGCAACCTCCATTGCTGNGTAACGTATCAACTCTGGAACGCTGTTAGGATCTACACCTCTACGGGCATAGTCTTGTTTCATCTCATTGAATCTACCCACGACAGCCTTATGATAGGGGTGCTGTGGATTCCTCATAGCAGGAAACATACGTCCGACATCTCTTTCAACCGCACGCTTCGCCTCTATAATATCATTGTTTCGAGCATTCAACTGCGCATTATGCTTTTGCGTAGTGCGTAGAATATTCTGCTGCATGATTTTAAGAGCCTCCGCTGGACTCTCAGCAAATGCCTGGTTAATGAGTTCAGTATCCTCTGCAGAATACTCTACTTCAATATCGTCTGCTGCACGCACGTTGGTGGTCTGCATCATATTCAGCATCTGATCCATACGATCGTTTATGCCTCCTACAGCTTCTTGCACTTGACGTGACCGTCTCAATGCCTCTTTAGCTATGTTATCGCTCTCTCGGTCGTACTCTGGATTATAAGGTACGTCTCCAAAATTACCGATATCACTTTCTTGGTACGGTTCACCGTAGTCCAAAGAATCTGGTCGATCCTTGTCCTCCGGTTCTGCGTACTCAGGAATATTTTCATCTGGAATATCTTTCTCCGGTACTTCGTACGGACTCACGGGAGCCATCCCGCTATTCCAAACGACCTCATCGACATTATCGTCGGTTTGTACATTTGTTGGCCGTGTCACTGTTACTCCTACAGGTTTAACGTTTACCCAGAACGCGAGTTCTTTCAACGGCTAATAGTGCGCTACATCCGAATTGATGGAGCGAACACTCTATCTTCCTCCATGATGCCTTCTAACCATTCAGCATCTAGTAAGGAGATTTCTTCGCACATCTCAGCTTCAGCGTGACCACCACGAATAGCTAGACATGTTGCTTTATTTGCTAACACCAGTTTAATGACGTTCCAAGACGGTCCATTCAGCATACGCTTAACATCGTCAAGCTGCTCCTTGCTGACCTTGTTTGGTATCATACGTCTCGACTCATCCATTATTGTGCCGCCGGTGCGTTGTTAATGTTGGTGCTTCCGGCGTTGGGGGAAGGCGCTTGCTCGCCGCCTTGGAACCCCTCAGAGCCGGCTAAACCGCCCTGTACGCCGCCTACTTGCTGTGTTCCTGCACCTTGCGCCCCTTGCGCAAGTTGCAAAGCATCGTTATGCTTCTGCAAATGTAGCATGAGGTACGGTACGAATTCACGAGGGAACTTATCAAGCATTGGGCTCTCCATGAACAGCATCATCTGCTCGACATGATCCTTATGGTTATCTGTTGGTAGGATATCAATGTACTCTCCAGACGCCATAGTAGCGATCTCCTCCATTTGATCCATTGGAGGTCTCTGCTGTGCCTCTGGAGGTTCTGGTAGTATNCTCTTGAAATCCTTAATTTCATGGGACTCTGCGAATAACTTAGCCAGCCTATACATAGCTCCGACGTTATTAGCAATTAGCGGATTGGCCATTAGATTCTGATACACGAACGTGGCGAAGTCCCGCATAACCGCTTTATTCGTATTCTGCGTATTGGTCATACAAACTATACTGATACTGACCACGAAGGGTGTCTCGGTCGATGGTTGCTGGTGAGTCATCACCTACGACGTAGAATTTCTTACTCTTCTCCATTAATACGGAATTGAGGGAGTGGACCATCCACAGAAAGTCTGCCATGGATCGTTTNAGTCTCTTTATGTAGGTATCGAATCGTACGTTACCTTCTTGAATGATGGCGGCTGTCGCTCCAAAGGTCCTAGGAGCATTTGGACGAGAACCGAATGTACCCGATGACAGATCCGATACGCCCGTTAGTCGTTCAAGGAACTGAGTCAGCAGATTGATATTACCGACATCAGTGATACTCTGAGGCGACAGCTGAACTACATGGAGGTCCTGAGCAGGGTTATCCGAAGGGAAGAACACTCCAGGTGCTATTTTGATATTTCTAGCCTTGATTCCGCTAGACGGCTTATACGTACCCCAAGGCATTCCAGTGAAGTCNTCCTTACGCAACTTAGCGTTGAACATAGCAGACAATTCTTCTTGGAACGGAGCAACGAGTTCTGGTATACCTATACCTTCCCATTGATTGGTCCTAGGAATCATTCTACCGCATATGAACGGACGCTTGCCGTGAGGGTGTGTTACGGTTAGATACTGACCGCTACACCACACACGATGCTCAGGAATGATCGTAAAGACCACCTCCTCTTCGAAACCGTCATTATCAATGTCCCAGCGGTAGTATGCGTCGATAACCTCAAACTCATCCCTGCGCATGTTCTGGGACTCTACACCATCCACATCAGCCCTAGACTGACGTATATCATCTTCCTGACCTCGACTGGGTACGGAGGCGTCTCGATGCTCTGCGAATTCTTTCAAGGTTACCATAGTGTCTAAATCGATATCGAATAGACCTCTATCTACCATACGGGCAATCTGATCGTACGTCATGTACCTACGGTGGAATATGTAGGGTGCGTCTTGTACGTCAGGATACCCAGGAGGAACTATGAAGTCTTCAACATTGACTATAGTTGCTTTTGGAGCGTCGTAGATAGTGACCTCTTCAAGAATCTCTACGTCTACCGTACCATCTTCCTCTGCTCGTGATCTGTCAATGTATACTTCGACCTCTTTGGTTTCGCCGTCCTCCACATGCGTGACGTCAAAATTACCATCGCCTAAAGGAACAATAGTAGGGTCGTCAAAGAATACATTGATATAATCTTCATCCGATACAGACCCTTCTTTAATAGGTATCTTAAGCTCTTGGAAAACTTCCTTCATAGCAGGGTACATGGGTGGTGCTTCTGCTGGGAAGGATTCAATGCGTTTATCTCTTCGTACTCTTCGATCCCACCGGACCCACAAAGGGGAGACGCCATAGATAAGTATNTCCCCTATCCAGTCGTCCAGGACGTTGACGAAGTCCATTTCGACCTGAAGCTCCCAGTCCATGAAGTCCGTGATCTTCTTCATTTTCTCTCTGCTGATGCTACCGTACGACTTACCCTGAGCTAGCTCATCCAACCCAGTGAGGGCGTTGAGGATTCTAGAGTGTAGTGTCTCCTTCGTAGTCATTACGACAGGAACAACGAAATTAGGTTCCCCAGGATACCTAGGTGAGGTGTCGGGAGGTACATTGTTGTACAACAACATCCAAGTTTCTTTATCCCGTAACCATTCTGACCTGTCATCTTGAGCCCTACGTAGGTCGTCTAGAACTCGTATGAGCATCGCAGAACGCTCGATAGGATCTGTTAGTACTTGACGTGCCATTAAGACAAACCGACCAATTCTATAGTTACTGCGTCAGTCGTAGTAACGTGAAGAGATGTTATAGCTCCACCAACGATCAAGACAACTCCGCTAGCGAGGGTATACTGGGTATTTCCAACACCGTTTAGCCTGTACGTTATTGATGTAGTTGTGTTGTTACGTAGCATGAAAACTGATGCCGATGAAATACCCAGTAAATCGATAGCTAGATCCGTCTGAGACGCTGGAATAGTGTATATGAAAGCTGTACGCTCCGTGTACGACGTTTCAGTACTTTCGTGCTGATACGACTTCTCTTGCGAAGTTCCGTCATTAACTTTAACACGCCCTAAGACGTCGTACGTTGCCACAGTTATCGTCCTCGCTTCTTACCGTTTCGTCGGGCTAATTCCGCTGAAGCGTCCCGAGCTGCAGACTTACGTGCCTGACTAACATTATTACCCTGACCACCTTCAACGATAGCGTTGAGCCCTGAGCTAGTTAAGTCCTTAACCGACTGCTTCGCAGCGGTTTTACCACGTTTTTTCTGCCCTATAGACTTTTCAGCGAGAGAAGCAATCTTCGCCTTAGCCTTAGCTACTCGTTTCTTAGCGGCAGCCTTCTGTAAGGCAGTTAACTTCTTTTTCTTATGACGCTTATTTACCATCGTATTACCTCGATTTCCGGACTCGGGTTGAATTCTTCCTCTGGTGCTCTTTCTTCTTTTTAGCCTTGGCGGCTTTTTTAGCCTTAGACTTCTTACTATTAGGTAGAATGGATTTAACACGCTCTATAGCCGCCTTAACAGCCAAACTATCTTTCTTCCTCTGATTGTCTTTTCTCTTCTTCTCGGCTGCGGCCTTAGCCCGACGCTCTCGCATTTCCATATGCGCATTGCCAGGCTTACCTTTAGGAATCTTCAGCTTCTTCTTAGCCATGACTACAGTCCGTTAGCGTTGAGGTCCGATGAATGTGCGGTGACGTAACCTACGAGGTCGATACGACAACCCGTAAGAGTACCACCAAGGGTGACGAGTAGGTCGTCGGCGTCGTCTATTTCAACGGACGTGCCTAACAGACCGTCAAACGGAAAGTACAGAGTAGAGTTCGCAACCGGCGTGACCGATGTTAGGTAACCGTTAGTATCTCCTGCGGTGCCGATAATCACGGTGCCTGCCGTAGATGCGGTGCAGTTGATGATGGCTCCGAAGAATCTAATCTTCATCCCTGTAGGGACAGCAGCGTCCAGGTTGTGGATGTCCGGATTCGCTCCAGCGCCACACACCGGAAAGGTAATGTAAGTACCAGCAGCAGGTCCTGAAAATGTCGTTTTACTCATGGAACGTCTCCTCTTTAATGAGTCTGTCTAGGGGACCGAGTAAGATCCCCTAGTCGTTTTACTTACGGCTCTTCCACAGTTTGTGGACGAGTCCAACTCCTAACATGATACCAGCTGCGTTCTCTCCTTGAGAGATAGCGTCTAGCTGAGGCATCACCTTAGGAGCGAATACAGTGGCCAGAGTAGCTACACTACCGATCACTGTTTTATGCTTCCCAATACCGGGGATGGCGGATAGTAAACTTAAGAAGTTCATGCTACCACATCGCCCTTAAGCATATTACCACCAATGGTTAGCAGGACTGCGGCGGTTGCTTTCAACTTCAAATCTTTAGTTGGGAGCTTACCGATAGAGTTACCTGCCATTACAGCCTGCATTGCTTCCGTCATTAAACCAACTACTTGAGTCTGGTTAGGAACGTCGTCGGTAAGAAGTCCAAAGACATCTCCGAACTCTTTAACAACGGCGTCGAATTCTGCTTGTGTTAGCATCAATATACTCCTGATTTGTAGGATCTTTCAAATCGTGTGGTACGGTGACCCGTGCGCACAGTGCTCTGACGGACTCCACCGTCGGAGATACCATAGTTACGATGGTATTCATCATCTCCATACGTGGTGTCCTCATAGGCACCGCTAATGGAGAATGTCTCGAAATTGGGCGCATCCGCCGGCATTTTACCACAAATGTACATTAAACAGTCCATCATATCGTCGTCNTTTTTGACTGTCTTGCCGGACACGTCTTTGTTNTGTCGGGACCTAGAGGGCACCTTCTCCCAAGTCCANCGCTGCACCTCATAGATGGTTCTAGTACAGTGTTTTTGGATAACGATGAGTGGTTCATGCGTTTCTGATTGCAGCTTAAAGCGTCCCTTAAGGTCGATAATACGACTGGATCGGTCCGCTTTATCTGCAAGCACAGTTGTAATTCCCTTAATATTGAGATCCTCTCGTAGAGTAAGACCCGACGTTCGATCTTTTTTATTTGCTGAGTTGTCAATGACTCGGAATTCCGGCTCCCACCGACCCTCAATGTCTTTAATGCGCTCCACCAGCGTCGTACTATCGTCCACATCCCCATCGTACAGCTCATCAAAGACCTCCAACTGGCCCTTCTCATTGAGCGCTACCCACATACACGCCATCGGTTTCTGATCGTGAGGGTCTATACCCATGAATCTTCTACATGTCCTAGGCATCGCCCTGGACTCGACTATATAAGGCTCCCTTTTCTTGAAGTTCTTGATGACCCGACCACTAAGGTGAGCAAACTCGCCTTTTGCACGTTGTCTCAATTCCTCATCGTCCATGTCATCCTCAAACGACTGGATACCCGCTCTACTCAGATAGGGGTTATCTCGCATCTCCACTTCTACGATCTTATAACGTTTCGGATTGTCCTGCCCTCTAAGGTATACTTTGTCGTACAGCCACGGTTCGTCGAGAGGAGTGAGAGTAAACCACACGTGACCATTACGGTCAATAAGCCTTGCTCTGGACGCATTATAGACGGCCTCTGGAGGCGGTTCATCGAAGTGGACGAAATCAAGATCCACTCCCTCGAACTTGTCCACGTCCATCTCATAGGACATAAGATCCAGTACCGATCCGTTTTTAAATTCGTACTGCTGAATGAAACCATACTGCCCCTTCAACCGTGCGGCTATGAGATGCTGCGGTACCCACTCCTCAATCTTGCGAATAACAACCTTTTTAAGCACTTTCAGGTCCTGCGCAGCAATACGGCCGAATACGGGGGGCTTAATATCTAAGTACGGATGTATCCCAGTCAACCACCATAGGTCTTCGATCACGCCTGCGGTGGTCTTGCCACTACGATTACCGCCAATAAACGCCCTCACCGTCTGCACCCCACTGTGAAAATCCACCTGTTTGGGGTGGGGGGTATAAAAGTCAAGAGGATTATGCTTTCTTAGAACCTCCAAAAGCCCCAACTCTTTGTGGAGCGCTCGTAGTTCTCTGTCCGTCAGAGCTACTAGGTCGTTCTTCGACAACTTCTAACCCCCTCTCAAAGTCTTTTTGNTCCGGTTCGGCCTTCTCTACCTTCCCATCACTCAAAAACGCCATCTCCCGCATCAAGTCTTTGGAGGAGAGACCACCAAAGAGAACATGCGCCAGAGATCGGAAACGTTCGGTAAGCTGATTTCGGGCCTCTTCCCGTCCCATCGCCAACAACCTCGCAAGTTTGTAGTCCTCGTTCTGGTCCATGTTGATCTGGTGGGTGTCATGCATCTTCTGCATCTGCTCGGTGGCTGCTTTGATGAATGTAGTCTTCTGGGCTAGCGTAGCGTCCTCCATATCGGAGGAGGTAATCTTACTCAAGACCTTCTCGGCCTTGGTATATAGCTCACGAGTCAGGTGATTGAAGCGGTGTAGCCTGAAGTCCCCCATATCGTCGGGTTCTTCTAATATCGCTTCTAACTGCTCTGGGGTGAGGGTGGTGGATTTGGCTAGAATTTGGGGTTTGGATACACCACGAACGTAGAAGAGGGTTCGGATTGAATTCTTAACCTCACGGGACAAGTGGTCCACACTGTACGAGAGCTCTTCCATGTGGTACATTATAAGGGTAATGGCTAAAGTAAGCAAGAGCTTAATCGTACTTAACACGAAATACTTTGGTGAGGTCAAAAATTCGGTGAATTTAGGGGTGGGGGAGTATAAGAGAGAGGCCTTGATCCGGGAGGCCCCTGTGGGGTGTTCTATATGAACGATCGGGTCGAAAAACAACCAACACCTGAGGAGGTGAAGAATGAAAAGACTACAGTCTGTTCTCAAGCAAGAGCTAATGCTCGTGTTGGAGCACAGTGCCTGCCATCTTGGATGGTTGCGTCTTGATAGAGTGTACCGCCTAGTGGTGCGCTTGCAAGACAAGATCGACCCTAACTGGGTAGGTTAGAGAACATGTCCCTTCTGCGGTACTGGTCTTACACTCGGTGAGACCAGACCAACACCCTAACGAAGGAGCTCACTATGCTTAGTGAACTAACTCGTGTAAATCCGTTGGCACTTCCAACCCTAAACAGGGAGACATTTGTCGCCCTACTGGCGTGTGCGCCGGAGAGCAGTCTCCCCGCATCCTTCACGCCCAACGGACGTGAGGACTTCTTCACGTGGGTGACCATCCGCAGCCCATGGACTGGGGAGCAGATATGCGAGGAGTTCCTCGTCTATGCTGATACATGGGAGGACGTAGACGACCTCCTACACTTCACCTTCAGGGACTACCCTGAGATAACCTGGGGTCAATGGAGACAATGGAGGAGGAGGCAGAAGGGCCGAAAACAGGCCGCACGCTAGAGAACCCGTCCCTTCTACGGTACTGGTCTCACACCCTGTGAGGCCGGACCATAACCCTAACGAAGGAGCTCACTATGTTTAGTGAACTAACTCGTGTAAATTCGTTGGCACCTGCCACCACTAACCAAGGGGAGTGTTCGGACTCCCCACTTAGAGGGGAGGTACTGGTCCATACCTTCGTGTACGAAGGAGGGGACTGTTACAACGGTCCGTCCGTCCAGGCCGCAACACTTCACGAGGCGGTTGCAGAACTGCGAGTGAAGATGAAGATGCACGAGGACACTCCGCATCATGAGAGGGGGTGAGTTGGGAGTGGTGGATACCTGAAGACTAGTATGAGGTAGGAAGCACGACGGGGGGACATCGAAGTAGGGGGACAGTTACCACAACCGAGGGGAGTATCCTCCCCTCTTTATAGGAGTATGTTATGAACGACAGACTATACAACAATGGTCAACGTCACACTATCCAGACACTGCTTTGCGCAATATGGGCAAAGGAACCTGAGGCGTCGAATTCCTCGATAGTCAGGGCAGTGTTGGAGTTCATGCCTCACAGTACGTATGCGGAGCACAGGGTGCAGCCTGACCGTAACAAGTACAACAAGGCTAAGTTCAAGTGCCAAGGAGGCAATATACCTCTGGTTCCGGCTACGAACCCAGAGAAGCGTCCGATGCAACAGTCCGAAACCGACGACAAGCAGCTCGTGCTGCTGTAGTCAAACCACGAAGGGGTGGCCATGGTGGTCACCCCCATCACCAACGAGGAGACGATATGTACACACTATTAACACCGCACGGCACGATCGTGCAGACCAGCTATCTGATCGAGATACCATGTAACAAGGAAGGAGATGAAGAATGAGAAACGGACTATACCACGTCATCTGTAAGGATGAACACGGTATGGTTGACTTCCCAATCAGGATCAAGGGCTCGTGCCTTGGTCCTGCCGACGAGGGATATGTCAACCCTTATACCTTAGCAGCAGCACTATTCCCCAACCAGACGGTACTATACGTCACACCATTCAAGGAAGGAGAGTCGCTAGATCCGATGGGCAGCATAGTAGTAATCACCTTCAACGATTAGGAGACAACATGCAAGGACAGTTCGAGGTTGCCGTGCAAATACGCGAAGGCAGCCAAGTCTACACCGAACGTATAGGTTTGGAAGTAGACGCACTATATCACCCGTACGTGGACGACGCCCATATTCGTAGGGTCGTTATGTCTATGTTCAACACATCAGACCACACAGTGGTCTCGATAGCGGTCCAACCTCTGGAGTTCATTGGCACCAAGCTCTTCAGAGTGTATGAGATCATACTAATGTTCGGTAGCAACCGAGAACACCCATAGGAGGGAACCATGAAGAAGATACTTCGTCAGGCCTTTAATGAGGACCTGTCGGTGGGCAGACGAGCCGTGTGGATCATACGAGGAGTGCGTGCACTCCCCTGTGAGCACACAGACGCTAACCTGCTCACCCTACTAATGCTCTGTGAAGCGTTCACAGGGATACGACCTGATATTGAAGGAGGTGATACGGCGATGAGACTCGCAGAAGAGCTCGGCATGGACCTATACGGACAGTATGGGGGCATGACGAGGCTAGAAACATACTTGGAGGACTAGCAACCACCAAGTGTAGATGAGAGGAGACGTGCCAAGCGAGGGGAAGTACCAGTGTACCGCCCCTTGCGGGCACTCCGTGCCCCTACCAATCTCCACACCCCTTAATACGCAGACGTGCGGACGCGCGTTCGTGTGCATAGCGCCCAAAGTACCGCAACGAATCCCCGCATCCGTCTACCCACGAATCCGCACACTCATGAGTGTGGACATGAGGCGATGGATGCCTAGCAAAAAGTGTGCCAAGTACTGGCCTCGCCTCTCAAAATTTTGGAATTGATGGAGGAAGGACTGGGTTGGGGGCATCATATCACGGATACGCAGTGTTTTTCGCAAAAAGCGAAACACGACGGGCAATATGACCGAAAGACTGCGTACCGTCTAGGTCGTATGAGGTGGTATAAGGCCGTTTGCACCGTTATAGGGTCGTCTGAGCTTTTGGCCCGAAATTTGCAAGTCTAAGTGGTAGAGCGGGGGCCAGTCCGGTGCCTGCGGACCGTTTGAAAGGACACGACATGAAAGCACAAGACCGTATAGAGAACCATTCCGATCTCATAGACATCTTAAAAGCAGCGAAACTGAAACCAGTCTGGGAGAAAGCAGAACTGATAACCGAGTATCAACATGACGCTAGGTTTGGAACACGATGGTCAATGCAAAAGGCTATGGTTTGCATGTGGACCGATCGACCCGAAACCACTGTTCACGAGATGGCGTTTTGGATCTCCATGATATTCGACAAAGAGTCTTATGGTGTCAAGCGAGCTGTGATCGATCTTCGAAAGTTCAAGAATATGATATTCAAGTGTCATCACATCACCGAGAGTGCTGCGGAGGTGGCTGTTGAAACCGCAGAACCTGTCGAAACTAAGTAAGACACCAACTAACCGAGAGGGCTACTGTAATGGTAGCCTTCTCTTCAAACTTCTTAGACTGATATCGAAAATAAGGTGGTANTATGGATATTCGTATGAAGAGTACTCAGTGTACTGTATGNAATAGAACGAGATGGTTTAGTTATTCAACCACAGACGACCTCCCCATATACGCAGGCGCATTTATATGCTGCCTAACCGTGCATACTGTATGGATGGATGCGATGACAAAACATCCGCTCCACCACCACCCTCCCCCGCCCCCATCCTCCCACATCCGAGAATACCACCAAGGACGTAAGTCGATTCCCGAACGGGTCGAGACGTTCATATCCTCACTCAGAAGGGACATATCCTAAAAGTATCCCCAAAAACACTCAACCCGTTCGAACCCTCTAGGGGGTAGTATCCCCACTATCCCCTCCCCCCTTTCGTCCCAACCTCCCTTCATTTCTCCTAACCCTTTGGTCCCAGCCAAGTTAGCCCGACACCCCCCCGGTCTTCATCGATCAGTAAACGTTTTCCATTCGTCTTTTGGTTTTTTGCAAAGCCCTTCAGAACTAGCCCTATACGATGCATATGGGCCCTTATTTTTCATTTTCCCCTTCTTTTCGCTCTTATTGCGCTTTCTTTTCTTTTCTTTCAAAAGGTCACACACTTAGTTAACCACTCCAACTGATTAGCAATGACCAGGGGGATGTCGTCGTATCTTGCGCTATACCAGTCGCTTAGCAGAAGTGTGGGGAGGTTTGACACTAAAAGTGGGGAGGCGATAACGCACCTTATCACCGTGTTAAGTCATCGGGCATATTGCGAAACACCAGCCGCATATTGCCCGATATAAGCAGCTAAAAAGAGAGGGTACGAGGGTAGTCTAGGGACCATCCAGGAACCGTCCAAGATACTCTTAAAAGGATGGCCGGCCTCCCCAACTACCCTGGTGGTCACGGTCAACCCCCCTCCAAACCGCCTCAACCGGTGTCGGAAAAAACTTGGAAAAAGAACGTGCTATATCGGTAGTTGGCCCGCCGTTTGCAAGCCTTGGGGGTAGACCGCCCCCGCTTTTTACGGACGGTGGTATCAAAGGACGAACATATGGCCGACGGATTACATGCGGTTTCGGTGCTATGGTCTGGAAAGACCAAAGCCGGTAGACCCAAGATATCTGGGAAGCTGGGTGCGGTGCGGATCATGTTGCTAGCCAACGAGAACCGTCGCTCCCCATCCTCCCCCGACTGGAAGATGTTCATTTGTTTTGACGGTGACTGTGGGATACCAGAGTGGCAGCGTAAAGCAATAGCTAGCGCACTGTCCAAGATTGGTATGCCCTCACCATTCCACGAGGAGTAACCATGNCTCATGAATTTGAAATATAC